TTTCGTTGAGATCCGATGCCGTCAGACGGTTGCTGTTGGTGCCACCCGAAACAAGCGGATGCGAGGCCGAGAACAACGGCTGACCGTCACCGCCCGTGTAGGACGAGGAGAAGCCATTGTTAAGGACCGAGGCCGCCTTGACCTGCTTCGTGTACGCCATAGCGCGAGCGAGCGCCTTGGTATATCGCTTGGAGAGCGAGTCGTACAGGTTGTCTTCAACCGCTTCTTCCGTGATGGAGAAGCCGAGAGCGATGGTCTCGTGGTTGTAACGAGCCGTCCAAGCTTCCTGCGCGTTGTCATACGCAATGGCGGCACCCTCGGCCTTGACCGGGGCAGCGGAGAATCCGCTCAGCTTCGTCTCTTCTTCAAAAGAACGCTCGGAGGTCTCAGTCTCGTAGATCTCCTTGTGCTCTTCACCATAGGTCTTGTACTCAAGGCCGAACAGGGCGTTCAAACCCGGAAGGAGCTCTTTGAGTAATTGTGCGCGTGAAATAGCCATGTCTTAGAACTCCCTATTACAGACCGGTCGGGTTGTTGTAAGCGTGACCACCTTCGATGACACCCGAGTTCACGTACGGAGCGTTGAACTTCACGATGACTTCTGGGTAGTACACGGTACCGCTTACGTCGAACGCCGTGTCCGGCACAACGTCAATGATACGCATCGGCAGCGACAGCGTAGTGCTGGCAGACGACACGAGGACACCCTGCTGGGAATCGTTCGTCGTCGTATTCAGCGTGTTCGCCACCAAAGCCACGTTCAGACCAACGTCCGAGTAGGTGAAGCCGGTCGAGGTGGAAACCACCGTCGAGGACGACACACCAGCCACTTGGAACAGGGTGTTCGGATCTTCCACCACGTACGCAGTAATGTACGTGCCAGCCTTCACCGAGGTGCCCGAAATCCAAGCCTGCGAGTAGGTCGGCTGACCCGTCACAGAGGACACAAACGAACAGCCCAAAAACACACCCGCGAAACCGCGAGTGGGAGCCGTGCTTTCTTCGGTCGTCACAGCCACCGTGCCGTCATTCACGAACTTCAGCGGGTCACCGTAACCAATGCTCGACGCATTGGAAGCGATTCGGCGCTGACGGGTCGCTCCGGCAAACGGCAGTCCACCGATCAGGTTGATCGGCTTCAAGCCATACGGCTTGCTAACAGTAGGATAAGCCATTTGTTACTCCAAAAAAGTTATTTACCTTTACCGAACGAGACCGTGGTCTTCTTCTCACTGAAGAGGGGCATACGTTCATCGTTCAGCCTCATAAAGTTGTTATCTACGGACTGGAGTTGAGCCTTTGCTTGCTGGGCGTAATAGTCATCACGCTGCTTCATTAGCTCTTCCGGTGCCTTACACAACAACAAGCCACCGATCTCCACATTCCCTTTAAATTTGGAATTTGGGTCGGTCATGTGCATCAACTCCGGATGGTCTTCTGCCTTTACAGGCTCCCAACCTTCACGGAATTTTGCGGAGGTATTCGATGGGTCTGCGGTACCCATGATACTAGTCCGGATATATCGGAACACCCACCCTGCTTGCGGATTTGGGGCCGGAAGCGTCTGAGGGGGAGTCCAAGTCTTTGTGCGCTGCGCTGATTCCCGATTTTCGAGTTCGCGTGCGAGTCTATTTTCAGCCATTTTAGTTAGTCTCCAATTTCATAAGTTCACGGGCATACTGCTCATTACTCAAGCCAAGCTTCTTAGCGAGCATGACCTGTGTCGGCGTCAGACGAATCTGACGTGGCGCGGATGACCGCGTGACCGGAGCCACTACATTGGCTGGTTTTGTGCGAGCAGGCTTTTCGGCCTCTCTCGTTTGAGGTTGTTCTTCCTCGAAATAATCGGGGAATCGCTTCCTCATCGTCGCGTTAACTCGGTCGTAATAATCGTCGCTACGCGGATCGACTCCAGACCGGACCAATTTTTCATGCAGTCCCAAAGCGAGGGCGGTCATCTCCTCGTCTGTACCGAACCAAGCATTTTTCTCTTTCCACGCCTCGGCTTTTGGGTCCGCGACGGGTTGAGGTGCTTGCGGCACTTGATACTGTTGTGTTGGTTGTACTACTGATTCCTCTTCTTGTAAAGAGGGTCGGAAATTCTCGTACTGCTTAACCTTGAGCTTAGCGTCGGTCAGCAGTTCTTGAGCATCAGCAATAAGACCGGGATCTCCGGATTCATATGCCTGCTTAAGTTTATCTTTAGCCACCGCTAATTCATTAGAAGCTGACTTAGTGACCTCTTGGATATAAGCCTTTTCGCCATTACCAAGACGGCTCTTAAGTTGCTTAATCTCTTGCTCACGAATCTGAGCAAACCGCAGGGCTTCTTCTCGCTCACGGAAAGCACGCTCTTTTTCACGACGCTCGTCGTGCCAGACCTTTTTCATCTGAGAGAGACGCTTCTTAACCTTGTCGGAATATTCCTCAAGGTCGTCCTTATCCAACTCGTCAACTACCTCTTTAGGTAGCGGAGTCCGGCCCCGGTCTTCAGCCGGGGTATCGTCTTCAATCTCAATATTAAATTCTGGTTCCGGGGCGGCTTCGGCTTTTGCCTCTACCTCGTCCGGAAATTTGTACTCTTCATTAGCCATAAATCACTCCTTATGCGCGACGGATTCCACGGGGGTCATCGACCACCGCTTCTACCGTGTCGTCGTTGATGATGCGGAACTCTCGACCGTGGATGACCACGCGAGTGCCTGTGTACGGACGGGTGAGAACAAAATCACCTTCTTTGCACCACGGCCCAGTGGGGAACCTAGCCTCGTCCTTGTAGCAAAGATCGCCTAGCTTGATGACGAACAGAACTACAGTGGTCTGCTCTTCAACGCGCTTGGTGTCGTCGGCCTTAATAATGCCTCCCTCAAACTCTTCCTCCACGTGCGGTAAAGCACAAAGGATTCGATATCCTCGGGGTTCGGGCAGTAGGCTTGCTTTCTTGGCTTCTTCCTGTGTTCTCTCAACATTGATATTACTCATGATTCCTCTATACGCTTTGCAAGGTCTTTGATGTATCCCACTGCGAGGTCAAGACCCTGTAATGCCCCGCATAGGCGTTTGTATTCACCTTCGTCCAATTTGCCTTGGATGAGGTTTTCTACAATTAATGTGCGCTCGTCCTTGAGTTTTGATTCAAGGTATTCCAGAGCGTTTGAATAACTCATTCATTACTCCTCAAGTGCAGGCGGTGTAGCCTGTTTTCTCATTTCTGATTCATCACGCGCCTTGCCTATCTCTAGGCCAAGACGTACGCCTTCGATCTGCTGTTTGGCAGAGAGAGCGGCCTTGTCCTTCTGAATGTCCACGCCAAGCCGTGCGGCCTCAAGCTGCTGACGGCCAGAGATCTCGGCTTTGCGAAGCTCCAACTCGTCTGCTTTGGCAGCGGCGTCGATGATGTCTTTCTGCTGTTTGCGCTGAATCTCAGCCTGCTGGATCTGAGCATCCATCTGCATCTGCTGGGCTTTGGTCTGCGCCTGAAGCTGTTTGATCTGCAAGTCCATCATCTGCATCTGAACAAGCGGATCTTGTTGCTGCTGCGCGGCCTGCTGCATCTGAGCCTCGGCCTGATCCTTCTGCAACACACGTGCGGCAGCGGCTGCTGCCAACTGCGACAACTGCGCCTCGAACTCAGGCGGCAGGTCGTATTCTTCTCGGTCGTCTTGCGGAAGCGGGGGCAACGCTGCGCCCAACTGCTTCTCGATCTCGCGGCGATACTGGAACGCCGTATGCTCCATGATGTGTGCCTGAAGCGCGGCTGTGATCTGCTGCGCCATCGGGTTCTGCCCAATCTGTGCAGCAATCTTCGGATCTTGTCCCAAGGCCATGTGCACAGCGATGTGCGCTTCGTGATCCTGATACATGAAGGCTTTGACAGGCTTACCCGTCATCACGTCCATGTTCTCAGTGATCGGATCACGCGGCTTGGCATCGCCCGCCAACGGCACAATACGATCCGCATTCTTCACACCCAACGTCTCAATCATCTGACGATGCAGATACGGAAGATCGTAAAGCTGCGGCGCAGTTT